TTGAAGCTTATTTAGATGAGGCAATACCTGCTGATAAAATTAACGAAGCTGTTAAATCAAAAAGAGCTGCTGTTGTTTTGGAGCAAATAAAAGAGATGCTTGGCGTAGATAGCGCCGTTGCCAGTAAGGCAGTTCGCGCAGCTATCGTTGACGGCAAGCATCAAATCGATGAAGCTTGTAATAAGCTTGAAGTCGCTCAAAAAGAAGCGAGATTATTAAAAGAAGAGTATAGCAGAGTTAAATCTGAACTCGTTCTTGAGAGAAAACTTTCCACGGTGAGAGGTAAAAAGAAAGAATACCTTGCGAGAGTTCTCAAGAACAAAACAGCGGAATTTATTACAGAAAATTTCGACTATGCTAGTACCTTATTTGATAAATCCGAAACTGAGAGACTTCACACAATTAAGGAAGAAGCAACATATACAACGACATCAACTTCTGTTGATAGACCTGTATTTGTTGAAGAGCAAGTTAAAGCAAGGGATGAAGACTTCGATACGCAGTCTTACATGAGTCCTTATTTAACTGAGCTAAATAAATTTTAACAAAAAACTTTTTTAGTTGAGGGTAAACCTGAATTATACGTAGATTTTTTTCTACGGGTCAAACAAAAGGAAAGGTAAAACATAAAATATGCAAATTAGACCTACAGAATCCTATATCGATGAGTCGAGAGCTAGAGTGTTGATGGAAAAATGGGCCCCCGTGCTCAATTATTCTTCCGACACTGTTGCTCCTATTGAAGACGATCATCGCCGTTTGAGCACAGCTATTCTCTTGGAAAACCAAGAGCAATGGTGTAATGAATCCAATACTGCCGGTGGTGGTGGTGTTTTTGGTGGTTCGTTACAGGGCTCTCCTGGCCAAGGTGGCGCTTTTGGTAATAGTTCACCTAACGGTGATTTCTATGCTAAGGGTGACTCACGTCTTCCGAAGATCCTCATTCCGATGATTCGTCGTACTTTCCCCGAATTAATCACCAACGAAATCGTTGGCGTTCAGCCTATGGGTGGACCAGTTGGTTTGGCGTTTGCTCTTCGTTATAAATATCTCGGCGATTCTCTTGGATCTCAGATTAACGGCGGAGACGGCGCACCAAACGTAGCTGGAGCCGCAGGAGGACCGCAGGCAGCTGCAAGTGGTAACGAACTCGGGTATCAATATCTTGATACTCGTTATACCGGTACTTCCTCTGCTCAGCTCTCTGGTGCTACCGCTGGTAGCATTGGTGCTTCTTTATTCCCAATGGCCGCCATGGATACAGGTGTTGCTCAGCTTCTTGCTAGCTTCGAAATGACTTCCAAGATTCCTCAGATTGAGGTTTCTTTTGAGAAGACAGCCGTCGAAGCCGGTACGAGACGTTTAGCTGCACGCTGGTCAGTGGAACTTGAGCAAGATTTAAGAAACATGAATGGTATTGACATTGATACCGAGTTGACTAACGCTATGAGCTATGAGCTCCAAGCCGAAATCGACCGTGAAATGATCATCCGCATGATTCAAGTCGCTCTCAACGCTGGTCACGGTGTTGGTTACTCTGTTTGGTCCCCAGCCTCAGCTGATGGACGTTGGTTAGTCGAGAGAAATCGCGACTTCTATCAACGCCTCATTATCGAAGCTAACAGAATTGCAATCCGCAACCGTCGCGGTGCTGCCAACTTTATCGTTGCAACACCACGTGTTTGTGCAATTCTCGAAATGCTTCCTGAGTTCCAATGGGTACCAGTTCAAGGTAATGTCAATACACAGCCAGTTGGAGTAGCCAAAGTTGGTAATCTCGGTGGAAGGTTTAATGTTTACCGTGACACAAGAACAGAAGCTCAATACGAGCTCGGACGTGGAGGCGGTTACCAAGTTGGTAATGCGGCTGGACGCTCTGATCGTGTTGAATATGCGTTGTTAGGCTATAAAGGTCCTGAGTATTACGATACCGGTATCATTTATTGCCCATACATCCCTGTGATGGTTCAAAGAACAATCGGTCCTAATGATTTCTCGCCACGCGTCGGTCTCTTAACGAGATACGGTGTTGTCGATAACATCTTTGGAGCGAATCTTTACTACCACGTAATTCTGCTCAGCGGTCTCGGTCAAGCATTCACACCTGCGACTGCTTCGGTTTACTTCTAAGATCC